AAAGCATCAAAAGCATGATCTACACCAAGGTTTTTGTTTGGTAGACCTGTATTTGGTGCATATGTAAGAGTTCTAAGTGCTTTTATTAATTCTTTACATCTAGGATGTATCAATGTTCTTCTTTCTCCATCAGCATCGTACAAAGCAGTATTAACAGCAGTAATTTTATCTCTAATTCTCCAAGGTGATCTAGGACTCATAACAGTAAAACCAGATCTTCTAAGTATCGTATGATCTGTAACACCCACACCACTTGTTTTTCTTGCACTACCAGTAGGGTCAGGACAAGCAATAATTCTTCTATCCACCCCATACCTTCTAGTAACTTCTTCAGCAAAATCCCAAGTAGTAGCACCACCTGTCAGCATAATCTCATCAAAGACATATAGTGTACCATTGTGTTTTACAGCACAGATCCCTGCCATAGGGTCAACGTTAAAATCTAATCCCAAAAGCAAGGGGAGCATATGTAAATCAGCTACTTCTTTATCAATATTCTCATCACTGAAGCTAACAGCAACAAGACCAGTTAAGTTCTCAAAACTAGCTTCAAACTCCTGTCTAAATGTTCTGGGATCTAATTGCCCTTTAGCTGCTTCAACCTCTTCTTTCTTTACATTACCCCCTTCAATCGTAGTAAAACTCCACCTCTGCCAATCATCCCACTCCTGTTCACCACAGAAGCACCACATATCATAAAACCAACTTGCAGTTCCATCAGGTGTAGAAATAAACAATGCCCAACCCTGTTTATCTGCCAATGCAGGTCTAATTACTTCAGCCCACACATCCCTTTCCATAAACGCAGCTTCATCCAATACAACCCCTGCTAAACTTCTTCCCCTCAATGCCATAGCATTTTCAGTACCTTTTAACTCAATACTTGACCCATTTATCAAATCAATTCTTAAATCTGTCTCATTTTTAGCTTTTATCCATGTTTTAGGTGTCAACCTCTTCAATTCTTTCCATGCAATATCCTTTGCCATGCGATAAGTAGGAGCACAATAGAAATAAACCTCTCCAGGTCTGTTAATTGCACCTCTAAGCAACTCAATACAACTTAAATAACTCTTCCCAAACCTTCTTCCAGCAACCAATACACGAAATCTTTTCTCACTATTGAACACCTCCCCCTGTGCATACCTTAAACTGATCTCATTTAAGCTCATATCACCTTTTTTTTCATAATATTACTCATTTTCTTTCGCATTTCATACTTTTAAGGCTATCATCAGAATATTAACCCCCTTAAAGACTAAGTCTGTGGCTGAATCTTTCATTAACAACTTAAATTACGACCTTCCTGCTCCTCAACGTAAACCTCGTGTTCAAAAATATACAGGTGGTACTAACTCAAGAGCAGTTATAGAAGCACGTTGCCAAAGATTATATTCAAAACAACTAGAAGGTAAAACTACTAGACAACTAGTCATTGAACATTCTCATAGAGAAGGTATTTCAGAAACTACAGGTTGGGCTGATTGGAATAAAGTTAAAGAATGGAATGATCAAGATTGGTTGAAAGAAAGAGATAAAATGATTCCTCGCTTACAAGCAATGCGTATGCGTCTATTCAATAAAGCAGTTTCAAAAGGTCAACTTCAAACAGCTGCACAAATTTTAGACAGCCTAGGTAAAGTAGTTGGAGAATCAGTAGAAACAGTTAATATCCAAGCTCCAGAATTAGCTATTCGCATAGAACCAAAGCAATAAACATTTGTAGAATATATTTAAGTTGCCCACACACGCAAAAAAATAAATATATTTACAACTACACCCCCATTGTTACATATTGTTAAGATAATTATATATAAATATATTTACTTATATTTTTTGGTAGAATAAGGGGGAAGGGGAAGGTATAAAAACTTTCAACTTCAGTACCTAGAAAATCGCATACTAATTAAAAATGAACTTAAGACTTTTGGAATTACTCCAATATGCTAATCAATCCATTGATCCTAATTGGTTAGCACTTTATAAAGAACTTCAAAAACTAGAATCATATGATGCAAGTTTATTCACTTGTAGAATTTAAGCTCTAGTACTCTTTAAATCAATTCTAAGGGGTGTTAATAAGTCTTAGGACTATAACACCCTTTTATACTACTTAGTCTTTTATAGCTTAACTCAAGCTAAAATAAGCTATTTATCAAAACCTTATTAATTAAAACCATGTTAAAAAACTTTGTTATTTGGTCTGGATTCTATGCCTTATCTGGGATAGTTCTAACTAGTGTTATCACTGAAAGTCTAAATAAAAGTACTTTCGCAGATTGTAAAGCTAACATCAGTAAATACAATGAAGCTTGTATACAAGTTTTAAAAACTGGTAGTAGTTTTCAACAACAGCAAGTTAAAACAATACTTGCCATAAACGAACTAAAAGGCATATAATTAAATATACCTTTATACAATTTTATTCAATTAAACTCATGAACCAAAAAGAAATTTCAAACCAACTTGAAGAATCAAAGCAAGTCTTACAAGCTTGTAAAGAAATTATCCCTAGTGATAAGTTTTTAAGTTGTGAAGAATACAACACAGTTTTGTTAAAAATTGTTAGTGATTCATACGACTACAACAAAAACAAAAAAGCATACGACTTAATTTTAAATAAATTGTTCAATGTTTCTATTATTGAAGTTGAAAAACTAATCACTATACAAGAAATAAAACAAGAGCAAGAAAGAAGAATTGAAGAATTAAGTAAACCTTTAACAACAAAACCAACAATAAGTAACTCTTAACGGGTTACTTTTTTTTATTCACTTTATTAATTTAAAAACTATGAAAACAATTAAAGACTTAAAAAACTATGTAAAATATAATTCTAGAATAGTTTTAAAAGATTATATGGATACAACTTTTTTTAATTATTCAGAATGGGCAATTATTCAAGATATGAAAAATAAAGTTAAAAAGAAATCAAAAGCAATATATAAAGAGTTTAGAGATATTTTAAATAAAGATGATATGCCTTTAGTAGTTGGTAATTATGGGGTTAGTGGTAGGTTAAGAATAAGTGAAGATAAAATATATTATGTTCCAGGGCAAGATGCAAGAGTAGAAATACATAATTATTTAAGAGCATATCTTGAAAAAAATTATAAATAAAAATATTTTCTTAAAGCTATCTAATTAAATTTAGATAGTTTTAAAAAACTATTTTTTATAAATAGTTTTATTTTCAACTTACATTAATTAAAAAAATGAATCACACATTAACTGTTAGAGGTGCTTATAGCACTGATTTTAAAAGCAAAAAGGAAATATTAGAGCATTATAACTCTAATAAAAACTTTCAAAACTTGGATCCTTTTGTTAGTGGTGCATATGTCAACAAAGAAGGTGCTAAAAAACATAAAATAGGTTATTTGAATGTCAGATATAATAATTTAATGAAAATAGCAGTTATAGACGTTAAAAAAGATAATTTTCAATAATGCTTGAATATAATCCAATACCGACTAATAAAAGTCAATTCGACCAAGGTGTTCAGATACCTAGTAAAAAAAGAATAAGAAATAAAAAATATAAAAACGTATTGAAGGAAATAAAAGATTTAAAAAAATAATACTAGCTTTAAGGGGTGTTTATACACCCTTTAATGAAAGTATTTTTTTACTTTCAATTTAAAACTTATTTTATTAATTAAAACAATGAATAAAAGACTTAAAAAACTTTTTAAAGATTATGATAACAATCTTTTAAATTATTTTGCTGGTTTATCTCCCGTAGAATCAAAAGCTTTTAACAAGTTAGTAAAGGAGAATAAAAACAAATGATTTTAAAAATGTCAAAAGGCAATAAAAAGTTGCCAAAAACTACGGGAATAATAAGCTTACCAGCTGGGA